AAGCATACCGTCAAACAATGAATTTATTATTTTATGAGTAAAGACGTACACATTTTAGAATTAGCAGCATACGAAGCTCCTGTAATTTCGGAGAGCAAGAAAGACGATTACGTCAGCTTTGGAGATGACAATAATTACTTTCAATTTCTCATAGATTGCTACACAAATAGCACTACTCAAAATGCGATTGTAAACAACATTAACCGTTTGGTATATGGAAAGGGATTAAATGCAACAGATGCAAGTAAAAAGCCTAATGAGTACGCTGCAATGGTTTCTATGTTCAAAAAAGAGGACGTTCGAAACTTAGTAAGCGATTTGAAACTTTTAGGTCAATGCGCTATGCAAGTTATTTACTCTAAAGACCGTAAAAAAATAGCCGCAGTACATCATATGCCTGTGCAACTTTTACGAGCAGAAAAGTGCAACGAGGAGGGCAAGGTTGAGGCATACTATTACTCGGATAATTGGACTGACTTAAAGAACTACCAACCTAAAAGAATACCAGCTTTTGGCTTTTCAAATGAGCCGATAGAAATTTATTACGTTAAGCCTTATTCAGTAGGTTTAAAATACTACGCTTTACCTGATTACATTGGGGCGTTACCATACTGCACTCTGGAGGAGTCAATAAGCGACTATCTCATCAACGAGGTAAACAATGGATTCGCAAGTCGTGTTGTGGTAAACTTCAACAATGGGCAACCATCGGAGGAGCAACAAAGAATGATTAAGCACAAGGTAATGCAAGGCTTGACAGGAACGCAAGGAGAGAAGGTAATTGTTAGCTTTAATTCAAACGCCGAATCAAAGACAACCGTTGATGCGATGCCCGTAAATGATGCCCCGGATCTATACTCAACTCTTGCAGAGGAGTGTCTCAGAAAAATCATGTTAGGAAACAACGTAACCTCGCCACTATTATTTGGCATAGCTTCAAGCAATGGCTTTAGTTCAAACGCTGACGAATTAGAGAACTCGTTTATTTTGTTTGACAATATGGTTATAAGACCAATGCAAGACCTATTGATTGATGCCTTTGATGAGATTTTAGCGTTTAACGGTATCTCTCTAAACTTGTATTTTAAGACGCTTAAACCGCTTGAATTTACCGACTTGGATAATATTGTAAGCGATGAGCAGAAAGAGGAGGAGACAGGCTTAGAATTAAGCGAGGTAAACAAAGACTTGCAAGAATTTATAGACTTAGGCGAAGACGAAGACGAAGAGAACTTCGAGCTTATAGACCAAAGAGAAGTAGATTACGACTTAGAGGATGGCTTAGACTTAGAAGTTCAAGAATGGGAAGACGATTTGAAACCTAAACCAAGCCTATTATCAAAACTTGTCAATCTTGTAGGGACTGGAAGGGCAGCTCCAAACAAATCAAGTGAGCAAGATAAAGAAATCGAAGGGCAATACTTTAAAGTGCGATATAAGTACGTTGGAGGCAATGCGCCTGAAAGAAAATTTTGCAGAGCAATGATGAGAGCGGCAAAGATATATCGCAAAGAGGATATCCTTGCAATGACTAACAAAGCGGTCAATCCTGGATTCGGAGAATTTGGCGCAGACACTTATTCAATTTGGTTGCACAAAGGTGGCGCCCGATGCAATCATAAATGGGAGCGAAGAACGTATTTAAGCACACGAAAAAATGCTTCTATTGGAGCAGCCGACAGCACGCAAATAAGTACAAACAAAGCAAGGACATACGGTTATAGAGTAACAAACGAGCCTTTGGTTAGCGTTAAGCCAAGAGATACACGGACTAAAGGATACTCTCCAAACAATCCAGCAACGAAAAAATATTGGGACTAAGATATGGCAACAGCATTACTCATCACAAGGCAAGACATGGTTCAGTTTACTCAAATAAATGGGAATCTGGATACTGCAAAATTTCAGAATTGTATAAAAATAAGTCAGGACATAGAAATACAAGAAATGCTCGGAACGGATTTACTCAAAAAAATTCAAGCGGATATTGTTGCAAGTAATTTAGTGGATCCGTATTTGACTCTGTTAAACGATTATATAAAAGATTGCTTGATACATTTTGCTTATGCAAGATATTTGCCTAACGGAGCTTATACGATTTCAAACAAAGGAATATATAAACACAACTCCGAGAATAGCGATACGGTATCAAAAGAAGAAATAGATTATTTGGAAGGAAAGGCGATGCAAACGGCTATGCACTACAAAGAGCGTTTTGTTCAATATATGAACTTTAATCAATCGTCTTTTCCTGAGTACACAAGTAACAGCGATGGAGACGTTTTTCCAAGCGATGACATAAATTTCACTGGATGGGTAATGTAAGATACAAGGCAAAGAAAAAGGATATTGAGAAACTTAGAATTTATTTACAAAAATTAGAGAATGGCAGACATAAGGATAAGTCAGTTAACGGCAAAAAGTAACAACCTTGAAATCACGGATGAATTTGCTATTGCAGAAAGTGATGGCAGTGGTGGTTTTGTATCTAAGAAAATAAATGGTGCAGAAATAAAAGATGGTGTACGGCAAACAACAACACGTGATATAACAAGTTTTCCTAACACTTTAACAATATCAAATGTCAATAAATTTTTACAAATAAGCAGCGGTATAGCAAATACCACAACAATACCGCCAAATAGTAGCGTAGCTTTTCCAATAGGAACACGAATTGAAATAACACAAAGCGGAAGCGGTCAAACGCAAGTTGCAGCTGGATCAGGAGTAACGTTAAGAAGCGCAGGAGGAGCAACAAAAATAAACGCTCAATATGGAGTGGCTACATTATTAAAAGTCGGCACAGATATTTGGCACTTATTCGGAGACATAACAACATAAAAAAATGGCTAACACAATAGGTTACGGACAAGCAGCAGTAAACAACACAATTGATTATGGTCAAGGAGCAACTGATAATACAATTGACTGGGGAAAATCTCAAACATTGTCTCCTTCAGGAGAAACAAACATAACGGGAAGCGGTGGAGCAGCACCAGTATACAGTACAAATTCTTTTCAATTCGATGGGTCTGATGCTGCGTTAGGATTTCAGTCTGATGTTGAAATAATTATATCAAAACCATTTTCGGTTTCGGTATGGTTTAAATTTACAGGTGATTATGTAAACGGAGAAATGTTTTTACTTGGTCAAAGAACGTCAAATGCAAACTATTTTCAATTCGTTTCTGATACGCAAATAAGAATTAAAGTATCTGGAACATTTTATGATTTTACAAGCAGCACATTAACAATACCTCAAGATACATGGGGTAATTTAATAGTAATAAAAAATGCATCTAATGTTTTGCAACCTTATTTAAACGGTCAAGCTTTTGGAACTGCGGCAAGTATAGGAGCAAAAGGAATAAAGTTAAATAGTTTTGGCAGATGTATAAATGCTTCTTTTGGATTTAAAGGCTTTTTAGATGAGTTTGCTATGTGGGATACAGACGAAACTGCAAACGTTGCAACTATTTATGGAAGCGGAATACCTTCAGACATTACATCTTTATCGCCTATAATTAATCTAAGAATGGGAGAAAATGCCACCTTTGATTCAGGTACGCAAAGATGGACTGCCACCAGTATTGGAAGTGATACAAGAAGTGCAACAAGTCTAAATATGGATGGAAGCGAAGTGACTACTGATGTACCAACATAAATAAAATGAAAAACAATAAAAGAATATACGCAATAATCAAATCGGTAGATTTGCCATTAATTGACTTTTCGCAAATTGCAGAAAATGACGAAACTACAATTCGTACATCTTATGATGGTTTAAAGTTTCTTATTAAATATAATTCAGAACCAAGTTTTATAATTGATAAAAGCGTAGTGCCGTTAGAAGTTTTAACGTATAGCCAAGCTTTGGATCTTATGAATACAAGCGAATGGCAAATACCAATGAATAATAAAGAAACTATCAAGGAATAATCATTTAAGAATGCACACTAAAATACTATCCGTACTTTATTTCATAGCTGGTTACTTTTCAGCGTTTAGTTTGTTTTGGCATGATGCTTTTCACTTACGTTGTATTGGTTGTTTTCTTGGAATTTACATAACTTACCAACTGACAGAACAACTTGAGCAATGAAATTACAATTACTTTTGCTACTAACTAAACTAAACAACTATTCTATGCAATTATTCGCAATTGTTAGCAGCTTCTTTTTGCCTATATCGGGCATTTTGATTTTAATTGGTCTATCCGTAATACTTGACACTTTAACAGGTGTTTGGAAATCTCGCAAGCTTGGTGCTTCAATTACTTCGAGAAAACTCAGTTCAATAATTTCTAAGGTTTTGTTGTATGAAGTAACGGTTATGCTTTTTTACCTCATCGACTATTATATTTTGAATGACATTGTTCTGACATTCTTTAGCGTTGAGCTTATGACAACCAAAATTCTTGCCTTAGTATTGGTATCAATCGAGGTTATAAGTATAAATGAAAACTACAAGGCGGTAAAAAATATCGACCTTTGGGAATCGCTCAAAAACTTATTTGCAAGAGCCAAAGAAGTTACTCAGGACTTTAAGAACATAAATGAGAAAGATAAATAAAATTATAATTCACTGCACGGCTACACCTGAAGGGCGTGAGCATGATGTCGCTGACATAAGGCGATGGCATCTAAAAAGAGGATTTAATGACATCGGCTATCACTTTCTTGTTCACATTGATGGAACAATTGAATACGGAAGACCAATAAAGAAATCAGGAGCGCATACATCAGGAGAGAATAAAAATTCTATTGGGATCGCATACGTTGGAGGAATGTCTAAAGACATGAAGAAAGCTAAAGATACACGAACCAAAGAGCAAAAGGATTCTTTAGTTAAATTGATACAAGAATTAATATACACTCATAACAAGGATATGCAAATATTTGGACATCGAGATTTTTCCAATAAACTTTGCCCGTCTTTTGATGCACGAAAGGAATATGCGAATTTATAGTCTTATTTGCGTTTTAACGCTATTTGGTTGCTCGGCTAACCACCACTACCGCAAGGCTCTCAAAAAGGGCTTAGAACCGCTTATTTCAAGCGACACAATTCGAATAGCAACAATTGATTCTATTCCAGTAGTGAAACACGACACAATTGTTTATGAAAAATACTTTAGTAGCAAAGACACGATAGTACACTATCAAAACGTATTTGTGCCTAAAACACGGCTGGAGACAAGAATAGAATACAAGATACACAGAGACACAATACGACAAGTAACAAGAATAGAAGTACAAAAAGCAAAAGCAAGTAAACAACCTAACTATCTTTTATGGATATTTTTAATTGTTGTTGTTTTAGCAGCTTTAAAGTTGCTTAACAAATTTATATGAGCGAGAATAAACGTTATCGATTAACTCCTGACGAGGCAGAAATAGTTTTTAAGTTTAGAGGCTTAAAGGCAGCATCTGAACAAGCTGGAGTTGATATTGAAAGCGTTAAACACGGATGGCTCAAAACCAAAGAGGCGAGCTTATTTTTTAAGAATCCATTACATAAAGACGATGCGGAAAATAAGTTAGAAGAACTCTGCAAAAAGTTGATTGAGGATATGAAGCAATTCGCTCCTAAATATCCAACAATAAAACGGAGCGCAGAAAAAAAAGAATACTTACTTGTTATTGATCCAGCAGATATCCACATCGGAAAGCTTGCAGATTCATTTGAAACAGGCGAAGACTATAACAACCAAATTGCCGTCAAACGGGTCAAAGAAGGCGTACAAGGCATTTTAAACAAAGCGCAAGGTTTTCCTATCGAAAAGATATTATTCATCGGCGGTAACGATATTTTACATATCGACAATCCCAAACGACAAACGACAAACGGAACTCCTCAAGACACCGTATCTATGTGGTACAGCAATTTCTTAATTGCAAAGCAGCTATATGTTGATATACTACTCCAATTGATTGCAATCGCTCCAGTACATTTCACTTTTAATCCAAGCAATCACGATACAATGTCAGGGTTTTTTTTATCCGAGGTTATGAAAACGTATTTTAAGCGAAACAATGAAATTACTTTTGATTGTTCAATGAGGCATCGCAAAGCGTACCGTTTTGGAAATAACCTCATCGGCACAACTCACGGAGATGGCGCAAAGCACCAAGACCTACCTTTGCTAATGGCAACAGAATTTCCAATAGAATGGTCAAAAACTAAGCATAGATACGTTTTTACGCACCATGTACATCACAAATTTTCAAAAGATTACATCGGTTTATGCGTTGAAAGCTTGAGAAGTCCAAGCGGAACGGATTCATGGCATCACAAAAAAGGATTCCAGCACGCTCCTAAGGCGGTTGAGGGTTTTATACACCATAAAGAGAACGGTCAAGTGGCAAGATTGACTCATTTGTTCTAAGCAAAAAACTTTTTTTCTTGTTTTTTTTGTTTTGTATATCAAAATGATATATATTTGATATCATGAAACAGAAAT